TGAGAGTTAGCGTTTTGTGTACCCACTGCATTTGATACGTTCATTGAGTGAATCATATCAAATTCTACGTCACGGCGTAGTTCTGTACCACGCTTCTTTAGCTGATAAGCATACTCATCTGCTACGCCAGCCTGATCGACTGCACGACGTGTGCCTGATACGGCAATTGTCTTACCGTTAATCTGAGTGTAGTTACCCAAACGTGTACGGTCTGGACCGCTGATTGCAAACTTGTCGCCAGTTGCAGGTGTTGCACCTGTACCGCCTGAACCTGTTGCATCTGGTGCGATGTAGTCTGTACCTTCACCGATACGTGAATTGCCTGGAGCTTCCAGTGTGTCTGTCTGCCATTCGTGATAAATAGCAGTTGCCTTTGCCTTTCCGATTGAAGAGGTGAAAGGAGTTTCGTCACGAGTAATCATCGTGATAAAGTTTGCAAGATCCTCACGCTGTGAGACGTCTTTGCCAGTGCCGCGAGCTGGACCGCCAGGTCCACCTGTGCCGCGTACGCCAAGATTATTAGCCATTTTAATTATACCTCCGAGGTATTAAATATTTGAAAGAGAGCGTTCTGCAAGTCCTCTTAGAAATGCCATTTGATCATCTGGGCTAGCGTCTTCGCTAAGTGCTTTTTGTCTTATCCGTTCATTTGCATCAACTTCTTTTTGAGTTCTAGTTTTTGCTTTTCGAACAGGAGCTTTTTTAACACTTGTTGTTTTACGTTTAGCCGCACCTTTGCTTACACCTTGTTTTAGTCGTCTGTAATCATCAACAAATTTAATGAGTACAGGATCAACTACCACATCAAGAACTTCAGGTGAAATACCTTCTTCAATAGCAAACTCACGTATTGCCATTGCAGTATCTTCATTAAAGTCAGGAATCATATTAGGAATAGTTTCGTTAAAGTATTCTAACTGTTTTTGAAATTCCTTTGTTTCCGCTTCTTGTTCTTGCTTTTGAATGTTTTCTACAAGACCTTCACGACGTTGTCGTGCTGCCCAATAGTTCTTTTGGACTTGCTCACGCCTGTCTTTAAGTTCATTCACTTCATAGGTGTCGCCTTCGTCACGGGCTTTTTCAATAGCCGCTTCGATTTTATGGTATTCAGTGGCATGCTGTTGTTCTGCGTCATACAGTACAGCAGCAGAAGCTTGAGCCATATTGTTTATTTCACCAATCTTTTGCTCATATTCTTCTTCCATTTGTTTCCTTGCATCACCAAGTTCACGACCCTTGCTAGAAAGATGTTGTTCAGTAGAGTAACCTTTAATAAGGTCACTAAAGGAAACTGCAACTTCCTCGCCATCTATTTTAACGAGTACTTGTGCATCCAAGTCTAAATCATCAGTAGTGTACACTTCAGCATCTTGGGTAGACGTATCATCCGCATCTTCAGCTTCTTCTTCTTCGATTTCTACTTCGTCTTCATCATCAACGTTATCGGCTTCCTCTGATAGTTCTGGGTCTTCATCATCAGATTCTTCCGCGTCTAACTGCGGTACTTGCTCTTCGGGTAGAGTATCTACGAAATCGGAGTTTCGTATAATGTCAGCCAGCAAAGCCTCTTCAGTTTGACTTGTGTCCATAGGCACAGAATCATCCATAGGGGTAGAGTCTGTATTTGCTTCAGGATTATTCATTGTTAATTACCTCCCTTTTTTTCAGGGACAGCTTTAGGCGCTGTTTTCTTTTTGCTTAATTGATCTTCATAGTGCTTTTTTAATTGATGCATATAATAAAGAGTTTCAGCATTAAGTTTAGCTTTGCCACCACTACGCATTGAATCATATTCAAGTGTTTCAATCATAATGTCATAGTTTTTAACAAGCTGTGGGTAATCAATTATTCGTTTTGCCATTGTTGTCCTCCATCAGGTGTGGGATATTTTTCCCGTACATCTCAAAGTTCGTCATTTTCTCTTTGACACTACCTAGTGCCATCGCAGAAGAGTAGAGAAACTCTCGTGTCTTAGTTTCGTGAGGATCGGTTTTAAGCCACTCAACAAAGTAGTCTACCAAAACCTCACCATACACTTCATCAAAAAATTCATCTCGTTCTTTAGCAGCGAAATGGCCCTTTACATGAGCCATTCGCGCTAGTTCTTCAGGATGTATTTTATGATTACCGTATGATTTTTTATTACCCAGCCTCTTCTCGGCTGACTCACGGTATTTTTCCATTTACATTGGTCCTTGTTCTGCCTCTTGTGGCATTTGTTGTTGTGGAGCTGGTTGAATTAACTGTCTAGCCATAGCTAAGATTTGATCAAAGCCAGGGTGTTCAGGTAACTCAGCACCTTCTTTAACTGCGTTAATAGTAAGACTAGCCCATTCTTGGAAGTGTTTATCAATAGCAACTGCCAACTGTTTAGAGTTGTCATCCATTGTATTTTTACTTTGAGCATTAGTAAACATCACATTAGCTTCCGCAAGTGCTGTATCTGCTTCACGCCTACGCTGTTCAATTTGTTGTTGAGCTTGTGCAGCTTGAGATTGATTTTGTAACACTTCTTCTGCTTTTTGTTTAAACTCATCTGTAGTATAATCTTCAAGAAAATCATTACTATCGATATTCATAGCCTCAATAAGCTTTGTTGCAAGAACTGCAGGAGCTTCAGGCTTAATAGCCATGCCAGCACCTTGATTATTCAAGGCTGGTAAAATTTCAGCACCAATCTTACTTAGCTTTCCAATGACTGTTGAGTTTGAATTTTCACCAATATCCAAGAATATTTCTACGTCCATAGTTGAAGGTAGTTCAGCCATATTAATAGAGCCATAAACTCCATCTATATTGTATGATTGTTTACCTTTCATGTTATTGTACATAGTTTTATAGATACCTGAAATTAACCGCTTAAATCCAGTTTCCGCAAATCTACGCGCGATATGCTGGATTCTTTTTTGTGCCGCTGATTGTACAGCGCTAAGTTTTTGCTCAGAGTTACCTGATACATAAAGAGTATCATTTAATCCTTGCGCGGCCTTAGACATACCTGTCGCTTGCTCTTTAATCAATTGTAGATGTTCGAGTAGCGGTACAGTACCTGTAGAAATAGCCTCTGGTGGTAGCTGTGCTACTGCACCCTGTGGATTACCGTTAGTAGGAATAATTTGTTTAGGCTTCATATTTTGAAGCGCACTGAAATCTACTACGTTAGGGTCTGCCAACTTAGGACTATAATTAGTAAGATAAGTATTTTCAACAAATCCACGAAGAATAGCTGTACTTGCCAATGTGCTAGACCTTGTAAAGTCAGCCATTGACAGTCCAAAAAATTCATGAGGAATGTCAATAGGTACGATAGAAGCTAGAGGTACAAACTCTGCATCTTCTTCGTATAGAATATGATTATCTACTGTAATAAAATGTTTTAGTTCAGCAATACCGTCACCATCGCGGTCTACTCTAATCCAAGACTCAGTAAGAGTTACTTCTTGGTTAGCTTCAGTATATGCTTCACCTTTTGCTTCATAGCCTTGCCAATAAGCTTGGCCTGTAATATCTTTTCTTGCAGCCACGTCTTCGCTATACTTACCGCTTCCGACCCAAGTATGACCACTTCCGAGACGATTCCATTCATCTTCTGTGAGAGAATCTGCCCACTCTGGGTAATATCTGCGAACATCTGAACGAGACATTTCTGACTGTATACCAACAAAGACAGCATCATCAATATCTTTTGCTTCATTTGAAATCCTAAATGCTTCTGGTGGTATGACTTCTAGCTTAACTCTGCTTTTATCAATACGCTTCCGAAGTCTTACATCTATATATGAAATTATTTCTGAGTTTGGATTGAGCGTAAGCTCGCCGACGATTTCTAAATTTTCATCCGCAAGGATCTCGTCAAGCTTAGCTTCATCGATTTCCTCATACTCTTCCATTACGTAGTCAAAGTCTTCGATGTAGTCCCAACGTATAACTGCGTTTTTCCACAGTAGAGACGACTTCATCCACGTTTGTAATATTTCCCAACCTTTATTCTTTTTAAAGATACAGTAATTAACTAGATTGCTTGCATCTTTAGCAGCTTTAAATGCGCCAGGAGTGTCATCGTAAGGAACAAAACGTGCAATTTTGTTATTGTTTAAAAACAAGTCAGAAAGAACTGCTGTATAAGCTTCGACTACTTCTGTAGTACTAGTGTCAACAATAGTGCTAACACCTTGTGGTGTCAAGTGTTCTGAAGCAACACCTGCATACTCGTAGGTTGCTTTAAGTCTTTCTCTAGTCAAGTCACTAGCATTAAGCCAATCACCTGCTGCATTCTGAATGCCTTGTTCAATAAGATTAATTAACTGCTCATCATTGACAGCTTCTTTATATCTATTACCAGCCATCAGTATTTACCGCCTGTTCCGCTATAGAATGCTTTACTGCCTTCCATAGTCTTTTGGTTATAACCTTTACTTCCTGGCTGAGACAAAGGTGTTTTACGCTCACCTGTTTTCTTAGCTGGCTGTACAGGCTTAACTTGTTGATAACGTCCTGTCTTCATTTACCGCTCCTGGGTTTTAATCTTTAATTTTGAAAGGTTTTATTCCTGTTTTCTTATACATTTCTTCTAAAAAGTCTATTGCTTCGTCATTTTCAAATTGTTTACCTTCTTCTGCTATCTTTTTACGATATGCCTCGCCTATAGGACCAATTATAGCTTGTTCACGACCTTCTGCTCTTTTACTTTTTGCACCTTGAATTGGTTTATCAGAAATTATTTTTTCCATAGTTCCTTTTGGCATAGGAATACCTGTTAATTCAGTTGGATAAGTTTTAGCTACATTTGGATCAGAAGCTATAAAAAGATTTCCTTCTCTATAAAGTGCAGAAAGATCATCTGCTTTATCAGGACTCGAGCCAACAAAGCCTAGTTCAAAATCAGGATTTTCTTTTTGAAATTTAGCTTCAAATGGACTTAACCCATCAATTAAATCTTCTTCTGTTCTTGTTTTAGCCGTTGCCGCACCTACAGACTTACCTGCAAGTGGTCCTTTACCCATAATAGTTTCTCTAGCAACAAGACCTGCATAATCTTTATCTGTTAATGCAGGTAATAGCATATCTTTATCACGCATTGCTCGTTTAGCTAATCTACCTGCTGGTCTAGCTAGTGGACCAAGCGGTGTATAACCTGCAGCAATTAAAGCTGCATTACCTGCTGCATCAAGATATCTGCCTTCTTGAAAAGCTTTATTAGCA